AACGTTACCTCACAGCTGATACTGAGGGTTTTCGGGTCCTCTGCGAGCGATTCTGGCTGTTCGGCAGCTGCATCGAGAGTCACAGGAAGTAGCTGGGGGCTCTCTGAAGAAGGTAATAGCAGCTTTCCCTCGCGCCATTGTTGTCGCCATTTGAACAACAGATTGGCGTTAATGCCATTTTCAAGAGCAAGTTTTGAGATGGATATCCCGGGTTCACAGGAGGCAGCAACGAGCTGCTGTTTAAATTCGGGAGGATAATTAGGGCTGCCTTTTCGCCTGCCGGGAGTCACATTTTTCTGCATATCTGACACTTTGGTTCCCACTACTTATTTGGTGGACACCACTTTGTCTAATTCGTCAGATTCTGACCAGACGGTTCAGGCTGTACGCTTACGTTTATGCCCGGATTAAATTAAAAGTTTTTACGGGTTATACCTCACAGATAGGGCAGCAGATCCAGCAGGCTATTTCCGACTATATCAATAGTCTGATGATTGGTGATTCGGTCCTTTTAAGTCGCATTTACTCACCGGCGAATCTTGGCGTGGTGAGTGGCGGGAATGCACGCTATTACGATATTCAGGAACTGACGATTGGGAAATCCCCGGGGGCTTTGTCGTCATCAAACATTGATATCAGATACAACGAATCTGCGTCCTGTACACCGGAAAATATCGTTATAACGGTGGAGTCATGAGCAAATACACCGAACTGATCACGAACTACCACGCCACCAAACCTAAATTTCTTGCACATGTTGATCTGATGACCCGGCCGCTTATTGATGTTGCGGCTGCCACCAGAGGGCTGATTACTGCATTTGATATTGACTCTGCGGTTGGTGTGCAACTTGACATTCTTGGATTGTGGATCGGACGTAGCCGTGTTGTCAGCCAGCCTATCTCAGGTGTCTATTTCAGCTGGGATACCGACGGGCTTGGATATGATCAGGGTGTATGGCAGGGGCCATACGATCCTGATTCCGGATACATGTACCTCAGCGATGAAACTTATCGTGTCATCCTTAAAGCGAAGATTGCGATTAATAACTGGGACGGACGGAATGATTCGCTTCCAGCAATTCTTGACGCGGCGACAGCAGGATCCGGACTGCGAATGCAGATAGTCGATAACCAGGACATGACGATATCGGTCTGGCTCTTTCCTGATACTGATATTTCAGATGTATCGCGTGAGTTAATTGCTGCAATTAAACAGGGATATCTCACAGTAAAAGCCGCCGGGGTTTGGGCGGGTGGCATTGAAACACCTTCGGTGGAAACTCCATCGGAAGGTTCAAAATTTTTTGGTTTTGATATGGATAACGAATTCATCAGTGGTTTTGATGTAGGGGCATGGGGAGTATTACTCTGATGGCGAAAAATGACTTTAAAGCGTTTGCAACTGATCGGAATGCCAATGTTATGTCGCAGGAGGAATGGGAAGCGTTGCCTGCGCTTTTATCCGGATTTACAGCAGGGAAAGCATCCAGTGCGCAAGTCAATAAGGTTATTCGGCAGGCCAGCTTTATTGCTGCAGCTCTGGCCCAGTTTGTAAGTGACAAAACGCAACGGGATGTGCTTGATAATGGTGATCTGCCCGGTTTTGTTGAATTGCTGGGATCGGGGTTTGCTGTTGAATACCTGAGCCGCAAGAATCCGTTTGGTGATATCAAATCGGATGGCACGGTGAAAACGGCTCTCGAAAACCTTGGTTTGGGAGAAGGTTCGGCATTACCCGTTGGCGTGCCTGTTCCGTGGCCTTCCGCCACTCCGCCAACAGGCTGGCTGAAATGCAACGGTGCCGCTTTTTCTGCTGAAGAATACCCGGAACTGGCAAAGGCTTATCCGACAAATAAATTGCCTGATTTACGTGGTGAGTTTATTCGTGGCTGGGATGACGGGCGTGGTGTGGATGCGGGACGTGCCTTGCTAAGTCTTCAGGATGACTCTTTTGAAGCGCACAGGCATGAGTCCTTTTTTTACGCGGGTATTTCTCGCAATGAAATACCATTAAAAAATCTTCCAAGTTCAGACGAGATGCTGACTTTAAGTTCTACAACTAATGCCTTGTCCCCGGACGGTATTGATGCCACTAATTCGTTAATTGGTAATGATGATTACAACTGTCTGATTGAAGGAAATAAAAATAACAAACGAACAGCGACGGGGTTGAGTACCAGTATTGTCGGTGCAGCAGAGACACGCCCACGTAATATTTCATTTAATTACATTGTGAGGGCTGCATGATGTATAACGCCATCTTGAATAGTAAATTTATTGCCACAAAGGCAGGAGAGATTACCGTTTATAACTATGACAGTGAGACACGGGAGTATATTTCTGCATCAACTGAATATCTTGCTGTGGGTGTCGGTATCCCTGCATATTCCTGTTTAGATGCTCCTGGCACACATAAGGCTGGTTATGCAATCTGCCGTTCGGCAGATTTAAACTCATGGGAATATGTGTCAGACCATCGCGGTGAAATCATCTATAGCACCGAAACAGGAGAATCGAAAGAAATCACAGCTCCGGGTGATTATCCTGAAAATACAACCACTATCGCCCCGTTAACGCCATACGATGAATGGGATGGTGAGAAATGGGTAACAGATACTGTGGCACAGCATAGCGCCGCAGTAGGCGCGGCAGAAGCACAGCGTCAGTCACTGATTGATACTGCAATGGCTTCCATTAGTCTGATTCAGCTGAAATTGCAGGCCGGACGGAATCTGACGCAGGCAGAAACCGCCCGACTTAACGCTGCGCTGGATTACATTGACGCGGTGACGGCAACAGATACCAGCACCGCGCCGGATGTCATCTGGCCTGAACTGCCGGAGGCGTAGGCCATTCAATATCTGGCGCACCGGAAGTATCGACCAGTTCCAGTGCGTCCAGATAATCCAGCCACAAATTATATTGCGCCAGTTCCTCCCCTTTCAGCCGGCCAATAGCCGCTTTACCAGGCCATTGTTTACTGTTCATATAATCGTTGGCCTGATTAATCAGTTGCTGCTTTTCCAGTTCGGCTGCAGCAATCTGTTCCTCATGTGTTGGTGGTGGAATTTCAGACCATGCAGGAAAACCATTTTCTCCAGCGATACGGATTTTTCCTTTCGGCGGTAATCCGGAAAACTCAATATACACTTGCTCATCAACTTCAACAGCATCATCTGGCCATGAGTCAGCTTGAGTGTAATCCTCTTTCATCTCCAGCGGATAGAAAGAGTTTGTAGTCGCGGAATATATGTAATTCATTTTTCACTCCATATAGCTAAATTAACAGCCTAACGCTAAAAATGAAGCGCCGAGGCCAGGAGTACTGGCTCTGGATATAAATTTAACCGGGTCGGGACTAAAACCTGCACAGGCAATATAACCAACAGCCCCGCTATCTGGTGTGTAGTCTTGTGAGACCAAAACACGCAGACATCTGTTTGGAAATGCAATCGGGAAATGGGTTACTACATCCTGTGCAATGCCTGGTGCGCCGATTGAGCCCCACTGAAGAATAAAACCTGATGGTAATTTTTGATATCCAGTACCTGAAACAGAAAGCGTGAAGCTACCCATATCAGGTATCTGATTCGCCCCTGTCCCTACATTCCTTTTAGCCGCTTCTCCCAAACCAACGTTTATGAAAATGCAGAAATAACGAGCAAATGGCATCATTCCTGCTTTTGTCAGGGGGATCTACCATGCTTATTGGCTATGTACGCGTATCAACAAATGACCAGAACACAGATCTACAACGTAATGCGCTGAACTGTGCAGGATGCGAGCTGATTTTTGAAGACAAGATAAGCGGCACAAAGTCCGAAAGGCCGGGACTGAAAAAACTGCTTAGGACATTATCGGCAGGTGACACTCTGGTTGTCTGGAAGCTGGACCGACTGGGGCGCAGTATGCGGCATCTTGTCGTGCTGGTGGAGGGGTTGCGCGAACGAGGCATTAACTTTCGTAGTCTGACGGATTCAATTGATACCAGCACACCGATGGGGCGTTTTTTCTTTCATGTGATGGGTGCCCTGGCTGAAATGGAACGAGAACTGATTGTTGAACGAACAAAAGCTGGACTGGAAGCTGCTCGCGCACAGGGACGAATTGGTGGACGTCGTCCCAAACTTACACCAGAACAATGGGCGCAGGCCGGGCGACTAATTGCATCAGGAGTTCCTCGCCAGAAGGTGGCGATCATTTATGATGTTGGCGTATCGACTTTGTATAAGAAGTTTCCGGTCGGAGATAAATGAAACCGTAGCACGTCGTATGCAAGAACGTGCCACGGCTGGCTGATAAGCTTGTAAAAATATTGAACAGGGAGTGGAGCATTCTATGAAGCTAATTTGTTTAATTTCATTTGTAGTGACTTTACTTCTTGGTCGATAATGTCGAATCCCTTATTGACAGCATCTCTTAGCTCTGCATCAATATTTTTTATCCCTTGAGCATAATCTACCATTACATTTATTTTTGCATCATGTAATCTTTTATACATGGTTTTATCTTTGTTATTGTCTGCCATGCCAATAAGGATTTTTTCATAATCCTCAATGAGTTTGTTGTTTCCTTTAAATGATTGTATTAATGAGCGTGAATATGTGTATATGTTAATTATTGAGTCTCTAGCAGAATCATTTAGTTTTGCAATGACATTCGCATTTTGCTCATAGAATGTGAAATTATCATCCCCTACAGGGAATGTGAGAATCAACATTTGTCCCGGTTTTATATTATCAATGTGTGTTTTCATCCTTTTATTATATAAATTGATTAGGGTGAAAACTTCTCCCTTAACTCCTTTTAATACTGAAAGTTGTAATTCAAGGGATTCTCTTTCTGTCTCTACTTTAGACAGCTTAGCTTGTTGGGTGACTCCTTTTAGGGTAAACCATCCGCCAATAAGAGTACCAACTAGAGCTGTGAGGGAGGAGGATAACCATCCAGGTATGCTATTTAAAAGATTACTAAATTCACTCATTATAAGTACTCGCTAATATTGAACGATATATATATCAAATTATTATAAAACTCGTCAGCTACTGGAGAAGGCTACCTGAACTTCGAACTATTCCTGCATCCATATAGTTGATGGTCTTCTGGAGCTCTTCGATTAGGGCAACAGCTTTTGCTCGAGAAATGCATATTAGTTGATCCGGAAATTCTTGTAAGGGCCAGTTTGGTATACAGGCCATGTTATCAGTGAAGGATGCAGACAAGTAAACTTCATTGGTAACCAGAGAATAGCTTACCTCAAAATTGGTGAGTTCCGGCAAACTGCTAACGTTTGACTCTTTTCTGCGCATAATATTATCCATGACTGTAATTATGTACAGGTGATGGTCTTCAATTTCGAAGAGGGAGTCAAGGGGGAGTCTCAAATGAACCGTTATAGAAAAGGGGGGGATCTTTGTGTTGCTGAACTTATGCAAAATTTTTTTGCACCATAAATCCAACAACACATTCAATAACACATTGCTGTATCACTATGAAAATAAATGTGTTTTTATTTGATTTCACACATATCACAATTGATGCATTTTTTAGTGATTAACAACGCCATAAGGAAACTCTCAAAACAACACAAACCGGGCGGGCATTATACGCGCATTCTTTACTCAGACCAGTTTTTTCACCAGCGCTTCACTATGACGAATACGTTCTGGTGCCAGTTCCAGATCCTGCTGAATCAGCGCAATGAACAGCAAATCCGTTAACATTCCCTGAGCGTGACAAGCAGAGATTGAAGCACTGTTTGTCGCTTGTTCTTCGGCAATGGTATACAGGCAATGAGAAGCACGCTGTTGCAGGGCATTCGGAGTAAAGCCGGTAATCGCCAGC